AGTAATGTTGATGTTATACCCAAACTTTTAGAGATAGCAAATAGTAGTACTTTAGAAAATTATGGATCTACAAATGGAACATTCCAGAAAGGTGAAACAATAAAAGTTTATAAAAATGGATCTATTATTGGAACATTTAGATTAGCATCTTCAAATCACAAGGAAGGTAAATTTAATTCACCATCAAGGACATATAATATAAATCCTTATGTAAGATCGGAAAATATTTCTTCTGGATATAGCCAATCTTCTAAAGTTTTGAATATTGATTTAAATTCTCTTTCTGCAGAAGCACAAGGAAACTTTTTTGGTCGTGTAGAAAAAGGTGCTAAAATAGTCGGACAAACTAGTGGTGCTATTGCTTTTGTAAAAGATTTAAGATTGATTTCTGATAATTATGGAGATTTATTTGGGTCATATTTTATAAGGGATCCACACACTAATCCCGCACCAAATCCAAGAATACTTACTGGTAAAAAGACATTTACTCTGTCTAGTAGTTCTTCAAATGAAAAACCATTACCCGGAAGCAAATTATTTTCTACGGGACAAGGATCATTTAGTGCTATTGGAACGTTATTAACAAGACAAATCCAAACAACAGTTACCACGACAATTGAAACAACAATAAGAAGAACAACAAGGAGAACAACAACTGTAACAGCTACTAGACGTGAAGTAGTTAGAGCTAGAAGATCCGATCCTCTGGCACAATCATTTGTTGTTGGTAGAGACATTGATGCTCCAGACTTAAATGGATTTAGTAGTGATGATAAAGGTGTTGTTCTCACGGAAGTGGATTTATTCTTTGCTAATAAACCATCTAGTAATGAACCTCTTGAAGTTCAAGTGAGAACTGTGGAACTTGGAATTCCAACTCTTAATTTGGTAGGTGAATCAAAAACAATTTACCCAGATCAAATTACAACATCAACAAATGGAGAAACTGCCACTAAAGTTACATTCCCACAACCAATATATCTTGCACCAGGAAATGAATATGCAATAGTATTACTTGCACCTACAACAGATCAATATGAAGTTTGGATTGCAAAAATGGGAGAGAGAACTGTAAATACACAGTCTTTACCAGATGCTGAAGCAGTTATCTATACAAAACAATTTGCTTTAGGAAGTTTATTTAAATCTCAAAATGGATCTATTTGGACTCCAACACAAGAACTTGATTTGAAATTCAAACTTTATAAAGCAAAATTCACCTCAACTACAGGTATTGCACATTTTGGAAATCCACCACTCGATCGTGGTAATGGTTATGTTAATAGATTACTTTCCAATCCAGTTACTAGCCTTCCAAAAACAACAACATTGAGAGTTACTACATTTACAGATTCTGGTTTAATTGATATTCTAGATACTGGAAGAAAAATTTCTGGTGCCCAATCTTATACTTATGGTTATATTTCCTATTCTGGAGGTCCAGTATCATCTGAAGATATTACTGCTGGGGGAACAAATTATACAAATCAATCCAATTTAGCAACATCTAATATAGTTGGTAATGGGCAAGGACTTAGGTTTGATATTACTACTACGAACGGATCTATAACAGGTCTTACAAAGACTGCAAATGGAACTGGATATCAAATCGGTGATGTTGTAACTGTTAATAGTGGCACAACTGGAAGAAATGCATTAATAACTATTACTGCAATTAATGGAAGAGATACATTATACTTAACAAATGTTCAAGGGGAATCGGGAGTAAATGGATTTAATATAAATGACAATTTGGTTTATTATGATACAGATTCTACAACTGTATCTCTTGGATCTACTAATATTTTAAGTGTAACTGAGGGTTCTGGTCTTAATTCCGGTAACATACTTGAAGTAAGTCATTTTGATCATGGAATGTATGCAAATAATAATAAACTTGAGTTGACAGGTGTAAATTCAAATATCGCACCAACGACTCTTACTGCCCCATTGACAGTTTCAGAAACTGCAACAATATTTGTTGGGGATTCTTCAGACTTTGAAACTTTTGAGGGAGTTGCAGTTAGTGCAACAAATCCAGGATATGCAAAAATTGGTGATGAAATCATATCTTATGAATCAGCAACTGGAAATGAACTTAGAACTCTTTCCAGATCTATTGAAGGGAAAGCACAGTCACATGAAATTAATTCAAAAGTTGAAAAATATGAATTTAATGGTGTATCTCTTAGAAGAATTAATGGTGTAGTTCATGACATTTATGATACTGGTATTGATTCTAGTGGATATTATATTGAAATAGATAGATCTTCTAATGGAACAGATAGATCTAACGATGCATCTCTTGCGTCATCTCCACAATTGTCATTTACAGGTTTCCTTAATGGTGGAGGAGATAGTGTATATGCATCGGAAAATATACAATTTAACGCAGTATTGCCAAGATTTAATATTGTTGCACCAGGAGACACAACTTCTGTAAGTGCCGTGATTAGAACTACTTCAGGAACCAGCATTGATGGAACTGAAACTTCATTTAATCTACTAAATGAAGTAGAACCTGTAGAGTTAAATTCTTTCAATAATTTAAAATCTACCAGAATAGTATGCTCAAGAATTAATGAATTGCAACAACCTACATTTGAAAATGTTTCTGGTAGAAGATCATTTACCACTGCGATTACATTAAATACAACAGATGAAAATTTATCTCCGATTATAAATCTTGATGAATCTACAGTGCAGTTTGCATCAAATTATTTGAATAGACCGGTTACAGATTTTGTTGCAGACTCTAGATCTAATTCAATATTAAATGATCCACATGCTGCAACTTATGTTTCCAACCAAGTCAATCTTTCTCAACCTGCATCTTCATTAAAAGTTCTTTTGAGTGCATATAGGCATCCTTCTGCAGATATTAGAGTTCTTTATAGTTTGGTAAGACAAGATTCTGCAGAAATTGAACAATCATTTGAATTGTTCCCAGGTTATGAAAATATTGAGGCAACTTCTGATGGTAGTTTTAGAGTTGTAGATGAGTCTTTGAATACTGGACATCCTGATACAAAAGTTCCAGCAAGTCTTGATGGACAATTCCTAGAATATGAATTTAATGCTAATGATTTGGGCGAATTTACTGGATATAGTATTAAAATTGTAATGTCTGGAACAGATCAAGCAAATCCACCAATTATTAGTGATCTCAGAACAATAGCATTAGCATGAAGAATTTAATTAAAGTCAAAGATCATCCTCATCTTTATCGAGATGAGGATACTGGTGCCATTATTAATTGTGATACCATCGGATATAATCAAAGAATTAAAAAGATTGAAAAACAGAAAAAACAAAAAGAAGAATTGGACAATTTAAAGAAAGATATTCAAGAAATCAAATCTTTACTCAAAGATTTGTTGGATAAATAGTGCTTTTTATCTAATAATATAAATACTTAAAGAAAAATGCCCATCTGAATAATGGCAATATATGTATCAAATATAGTAATTGAGCAGGGATTTGATTTTGATACTACTTTTGTATTAGAAGATACTTTGACAAATGATTTTTTAGATTTGTCCGGATATGTGATAGAATCTCAACTCAGAAAAACCTATACATCATCTACATCGGTTTCTTTTGCTACAATTGTCACAGAACCGCTTAACGGTACAGTGACTATAGCATTAGGTTCTACCATAACTTCCACTTTAAAAAATGGTAGATATGTTTATGATGTAAAGGCAACAACTGGAGGTGGTGGTGGATCTGTTATAAAATTAGTTGAAGGGGTAGCATTAGTAAGACCAGGAGTAACTAGATAATGCCAAGCATACCAGATAGACTAGGAACACAGAACATAGTTCGTGTTTTATCAAATGCCTCTTCACCACCAACCAAATTAATTAATCTAAGTGATGTATATTCAGTAAATAAAAGTGATGATGGGTTGATTCTCGTATGGGATCAACCATCACAATTTTTTATAATGACGAGTGTCATCGACTCTGCGTCTTCAACTATTGGTGGTATTGCGTATTATACAAATATAACCAATAACACTTTAGGTGACGTTAATACTGGATCAGTCCAAATTGACGGTGGTGTTGGAATTGCACAAAATCTGACAGTTGGTAGTGGATTATCAGTAACATCAGCATCTTATTTTGGTTTTGACGTTACTATTGATGGAATTCTAAATTTATCTGGAGATGTAAATTTAAGTGGGAATGTAAGTTCCAGTGGAATTCTTACTGTTACCGATGATACTGATAATATTTTAGGAAATCCAGATACTGGTGCACTACAAGTTGATGGTGGTGTTGGAATTAATAAAAATGTAACTGTTGGTGGTGGATTATATGTTAACGGATCATCTGAATTTGTAGGTGTCGTTACATTCAGAGGTGGAACAATTGGTATTGGTGATAGCACCAGTGATGATATTGATGTTGGTGGAGAATTTGTATCAAACTTAGTTCCAAATACAGATAATACCTATGATATTGGTATTACTGATCAAAGATGGAGGAACGGATATTTTGCAGGATTTGTAACCTCTACAAATTTATATACATCTGGAACATCTTTATTTGGTGGTGATTTATCTGTTGTTGGATTTGTAAGTGTAACCGAAGGATTATATTATGATTCAGATTCGTATGAACCAAATGGACTTGCATATTTTAATCCAAATGGACAGTTGAGTGTTGCAAGTACAACTGGAATTATTACTACAAGCAATTATATATTAACAACATATGAAGTTGCGGGAGTAGGAACACCAGTGTGGACAACCACTATTGACGGAGGAGAATACTAATGGCAAAACCAAGCACAAGACAGGAATTAATTGAGTATTGTTTAAGACAACTAGGAGCTCCAGTTTTAGAAATTAATGTAGCTGATGAGCAGATTGATGATATAGTCGATGATGCCTTACAATATTTTAACGAAAGGCATTATGATGGTGTCGAAAGAATGTATTTGAAATATAAAATGTCTCAAGATGATATTAATAGAGGTGGTGCTGATGGAACAACTGGAGTAGGAATAGTAACTACAACAGGAACCTCAACAATTGTAGGAACAGCAACAACTTTTAATTTTTACGAAACATCAAATTACATTCAAGTTCCAGATTCTGTTATAGGTATAGAAAAAATATTTAAATTTGATAGTAGTACTATTTCTGGTGGAATGTTTAGTATTAAATATCAATTATTTTTAAATGATTTATATTATTTCAATTCTGTCGATTTATTGAATTATTCTATGACAAAAACTTATTTGGAAGATATTGATTTCTTATTAACAACTGATAAGCAAGTAAGATTTAATAAAAGACAAAATAGACTTTATCTTGATATTGATTGGAATGCTCAAACTAAGGATACATTTTTTGTTATTGATTGTCATAGAGCACTTGACCCAACAGAATTTACTAAAGTATATAATGATAGTTTCTTAAAAAAATATTTAACATCTTTGATCAAAAGACAATGGGGTCAAAATTTAATTAAGTTTAATGGAGTTAAACTTCCAGGAGGAATCGAATTGAATGGAAGGCAGATATATGAGGATGCTCAGAGGGAGCTTGAAGATATTAAACAAAGAATGTCAATGGATTATGAATTACCACCATTAGATTTAATTGGATAATTATGGCATTAAATCCTTTTTTTCTACAAGGTTCCTCAAATGAACAATACTTGGTTCAAGATTTAATTAACGAACAGTTAAAAATCTATGGAATTGATGTGCAATATCTTCCTAGAAAATTTATAAGAACTGATAATATACTTAATGAAGTTCAAACATCAAAATTTGATGCTAGTTTTGTTATAGAAGCATATTTGGATAACTATGAAGGATACTCTCCTGGTAGTGATATGATGACAAAATTTGGACTGAGATTAAAAAATGAAATTAATTTAATTATCTCAAAAGAAAGGTTTGAGGAGTATATCACTCCATTTTTATCAGGAATACAGGAAGGTATTGATAGAAATAAGATAGATGAATATGAATTGGAAGTTATAACAAGACCAAAGGAAGGGGATTTAATATATTTTCCTCTTGGAGAAAGATTATTTGAAGTAAAAAGAGTTGAGCATGAAAAACCATTTTATCAACTAGGAAAAAATTATGTTTATGAATTGCAATGTGAACTTTATGAATATGAAAATGAAGACATCGATACTTCAATAGAAGAAATTGATAGAAATTTGGGGGAAGAAGGATATATTACATCCTTAATTCTTGGTGGATCTGTTACAACAGCAACTGCAACAGCATCTATTAGTGATGGTGTAGTTAGTCAAATAATCTTATCAAATGATGGAGCATTTTATTCAGCAATTCCAACAGTAACTATCGATGATCCTCCATCAGGAAATCCTGATCATAAGGCTACTGCTGTTGCAATCACAACATCAATTGCCGGTGTTAGATCTATAGACTCAATAAGAATTATATATGGTGGTAGTGGTTATAGTATAGAAAATCCACCATTGGTTACTATCACGGGTGGTAATGGAGTTGGATCTGCTGCAACTGCAGTGATTGCAAATGGTGCTGTGAATGAATTTAAGGTTACAAATCCTGGTTCAAATTATTTTACAGAACCAGTTGTTACTGTTGTTGGAGTTGCTTCAACGTCTACAGTTGCAAAGGCATCATTCAATCCAATTACTGGAGAAATTTCTGGAATTCAAATTGTGAATTCTGGATACGGTTATACTGAAGCACCAACAGTTCAAATTTCTTCTGGATCTACAGTCAGCATTGGAGGAACATATCTATATAATGAAACGGTAATAGGATCTCTTTCTGGAACAATAGCACAAGTCAAATATTACAATTCTAGAACAGATCTTAATCAATCCAATCCTCCAGGAGATCTTAGAGTTTCTATTAATAGTGGACAATTTTCTCCAGGAGAAGTTATTGTTGGATCAGC